GTGGCCGCCCATGTTGGCCTTGGCGTGCAGCAGCGCTTTAACGCCCTCACACCCGACCAACTCACCGCACTCATGCGCGCCATTATCCGCGTTGAAAACGGCCAAGACCCTTACGGGCCCCTTGTCGAGCAGGTGGCTCGTGAAGCAACAGCTTCACCACCGTCTATAACCTAACATCATCCCCACTGAACGCCGCCCGCTGAGGCGGTTTTTTTATGTCTGGAGATTTTATGGACATCACCGCGTTCCTTGACCTCTTACCCAGCAATCTCGGCCTGATCGTCGCGTGTGTGATCATCGTCTGCAAGCTCGTCACCGTCACCGTGCGGCCACCGGCGAGCGGCTCACGCTGGGGGCTGCTCTATCGTGCCATCAGCACCGTTGCGCTCAATATCGGATGGGCCACCAACCGCTTCCAAGCAGGCCGGCCTACTGACACACGCCCCCAGCCATGACCATGCCAGAGCTTCGTTGCCGCGATGGGCCGGCCTGTCCTGCGCACCCAACACTCCAACAATCAATTTTAAGGAATAGTCACTGTGACAACCGCTTCTGACGTCATCACCTCCCTAGAACATCTCATCACGGGCGCTTTGGGCTCCAGCGAAAGTGCGGCCACTAAAACCCGTATTCATGCCGTTGCCTCTGTTCTGGGCTCTCTTGGAGACGACCTTGCCCCGATGCTGGAAAGCAAGTTCAATATTGCCGAGCTCTTTGATGCTATCCAGCGCGTCGAAAATGGCGCAACAGAGCTAGAAGAAGGCTCTCGCACTCTCTTAGCTGTGCTGGAGCATAAAAATAGCCCGGCACCACAAACAAGCGACGCAAACAGCGCCGTCTGATGCGCATAAGGGAGAGCGTCAGCTCTCCCTTACCATTCACCACAAAAATGAAATGGGAACTTCTATGATCCCTTACCTTATTGCGGGCGTTTGCGCACTTATCACCGCCGCTCTGACCACATGGCTTATTTTTGCCTACCGAGCAGGCCGCAACAGCGCCCGTGTTCACTCCGAACGCCAAGACGCAAGCGACGCCACACAATCAGCAGAAGCCGCACAACGGATGCTGGAGGCTCGCACGAACGGCATACGCTCCGGCAATGAGCTTCGGGACACGTTAGATAAGGGGGCGTTCTGATGAAGCACGTCTTTTGTGCGATGGCTTTATGCACGTTAGCAAGCTGCGCTCCTGCCCGCTACAAACCGCTTTTCCCCCCGCTGGTGTATTACACAGCACAGGAAGAGAAGCAGGCGGCTGACGAGCTGCGCGCTCACCCCGACCTGCACGAGCTTCCGATTATGATGCGAGACTATGGGAATGAGAGGAGGGAAATACAGTAGAATTCCCCGCTCTGCAAACCTTCTTCCGTTACATATCAATAATAGCTTGCAAAATGTAAGCATAGGAAACTCAATAATGATTTTTGCTCGTTTATTCATGTGTTTGTATATGTTCGCTCTGATATATTCAGGGGGAACGCAAGCCCAGGCTATTAATAGGAATATGTATACTCCCCAAATGTTCGGAGCTGTCGGCGATGGAATAACAGATGACACAGCGGCTGTACAAAAGGCCGTCTATGCTGTGTGTGAATGGAACGGTGAGCATCCAGTTCATTCAGGAGGACAGATTTTATTTCCAGCAGGTTCCTATATTCTATCAAATATTATTATTCCCTGTAATGGTGTTCGTTTTCTGGGAGTCAGTAATGGCAATGTAAATTCTGGTTCCAATGATTACAGAGGTTCTGTGCTAATCTCCACACAGAACAATAGTGGGATAATGTTTAAATACACGTCCACCAATCAAGATTATGGAACAGGTATATCATTTGAGCATTTCGCTATTGATGCAACCGGTATGATGCCATCTTCTTCTAATCCAGACGCAACAATTTTTGATATATCATGGACGCAGCATAGCACTATCAAAGATATTTCTATCCGAAATCCCTACAATATTTTTAGAGAAGAAGGCGGAGCTGTTAACGTCATAGAAGACGTCAATGCTCTTGGTCTTCGTAACATTGGTATTGAATTTTTTGGAGATTCCTCTCAGTGTCAATCCCTTGCGTCTTGCAGCAAACGTGCTGATCTTCTTCGTGTTAGCCGTGTCAATATGAATGGGGCTGAAGGTCATACGGCAACATGCTTTTCATATCATGATTTTGCACAAAGTCTTGATATTGACCACTCTGTCTGTGAAAGCGCTCGTTTTGGTATAAACTCTTATTGCAATTTAAGTATGGGCCATAATGGAGAAGCCTGCCCGGCTTTTGCGCGCTTTTACGACTTCGAAGCAGAAGACTGTCTCACTTGCATCAACGCTTCTGATGTTCAGGATTGGGAGATAATCAGTAGCTATCTTCTTGGGCATGGGGCAGATAGTTCACATGTTGCCCAATTTTATAACACTAATTATGGAGGAGTTCCTTCCTCTACTAATAATGGAAGTTATGCAGCCGCTGTAAGAATTCATGGCGGACGGTTTGGTAATGCTGGCGGCTCTGTCATCTCTATGGGTATGACAGATTTTATTATTGAAGGAACACAAACATTCTCCTCAAGTCTAGCTGATACAGCTCATAGGATAGGGGCTCCCAACATTGAGGTCACGAGTGCAGGCAGCACCAATATACCCCAGCAGGGAATAATTGCTGATAACCTCTTATGCGTTGCTAATGGCCAGCAGCCGCTAGGTCTTATGGAAGGAGGAATTTGGTTAGATCCGGGTGTCAATTTTATAAAAGTTCATGATAACGTTCTTGTCGGTTGTAGTGGAGAACATAATGGAATAAATGATTTCTCCGGCAAACCTTATAATGACATTCATAATAACTGATCTAAAAATATAATAATGGGCTCGTTTTGCTTTCTCGCATCAAACTAGCCCATCATTATGTCGTCTTAATTTTCTTTTTCACGAGCAATTTGCTCTTCAATCTTTTCAAGCTTCTTGTAAAGACGCTCACGTTCTTTCGTTAAAGCTTTTAGGCGATCTTTCCCTTTCTTTGCTGATGAATAATTGCGCTTTTTAGGGCGTAAATGTTTTTGTTTAAAAGCTACAAGAGTACGGCGGCTGACATCTGGTGTAATAATGCCTTCTTCTTTGGCCAGCTCTAATTGCTTATCGGTATATGTTGAAAGCTGATAGGCTGTAGAAAAAGAGGTTGGGCAAATCTCACGAGGGATACGGCCACTATCAATGTCTCTAGCAACGTTACGATACATACACGCCGTATGACGACTCATACCGAATAGTTCTTGTGTATATTTCAGAAGGTGCTTCCATTCTTCTGGAGAGAATTCATCTTCTGTATTACAGAAAGCACGGCCAATCTGAATAATGGTGTGAAGCTGCTTTTTTTTCTCACTTTTAAGAACATTTACAAGCGTGCTGATCGCTTGAACTTTTTCCTGATTGTCTAATAGCTCCATCCCTTCAAATTTTTCTTTGAATGTCTCAAAAAACCTCTCATCAATAACCGAACTTTGAGCCAGGCTTGTTGATTGACGATCTGAAACTGTGGCGGCCTGGCCAATCTTCTGAGAACGAGACAGGGAAGGGGCAGAAAATTTCGACATGGGGAACCTTCTTGTGAGAGAGTTTGTTAAACCGGTTTAACAACGCTATTTTTTAGGAGATTTTAGCCACTTGCAGACAAAATCATAGACCTGCTGAAAGTCAGATGCTGACGAGCATTTTGGTTTATCAGAAGCGGTTAAGCCGTCTATGGTATGTTGATGGGCATCAGCAAGGCTGCGGATTTCAATGGGGCATAATGTCCCTATTTTATTCATTTCCGCGCGGGCTTCTTTAAAAAACTTTTCCCGCGGATTGGCATGGTTCATGACCAGCGCATTGGGAATGCTCTGACTGTCTAGCTCAGCAACCCAAGGCCCTACTGAATCGATATCAGCGATTTTCATGGCGGATGGAACAAGCACAAGATCAGATTTTTGGCACAATGAAGACACGCTCATAATGTCTGCATCCATACCAGGCGGCACATCGAAAATGGCCACGTCATAATGAGCCGCATGTGCCAGAACATTTCGCCAGTCCGTTAGGGATGCTTCAGCACAATCAAACTGAGATGCAGACGAATTCTCTTGCCGCCGTGCATGCCATTTCAGCAACGTTTGTTGAGGGTCAAAGTCCACCCCCAGCACATTCTTGCCAGCACGTTCAAACAAAACCAGAAGGTTTTCCACCAGCGTTGTTTTGCCGGTTCCGCCCTTTGGAGAGCAGACGGTGATATGAAGTGTCATATATTCTAGCCTTTACGTTGAGGGGGTGGGTTTTTCTGAAAAAAATAATGATATTCTCTTAGCCATTCAGCAACGTCGTCTGGTATTTTTGAGACCCCTTTCCGCCATTGTCTGATGCTGCCTTCTGAACGATTAACATGGCGTGCAAGAGCACTATTACTCAGCCCTATTGCAGCAAGGATCGTTTCAAGCTCATGTGGCGTCATCGTGATGTTATCCTTCCTCACCAAATTTATGAGGGGGTGGTGTTTTCTCCGCATGACAAGCAAGTATCTCAAGCCATGCTGCAATAGGGGATGGGATAGGGGTCTTTCCACTGGCCCAACCACGTGGCGTACTTGCCGCCACGTGCAAAATCAGCGCTAATTTTCGTTGGCTCCAATGTAAAAGCCTAAGACTTTCTCTGAATCGTTCAGGAGTCATATTAAAATTGCCATATACGGAAGTAATACCCAACAAAGAAGCTGACACATGCCGCTATAAAGTAGAGTATATAAAGACGACGTTTGTCATGATGAAGCCAATTGATTGATCTGTTGAGATAAGACATTTCTTATTCCTTTTCTTCGACAGTAGGAGAACGAGGTGGTGGATTGAGCTGTGCATGATCCGCTCTTTTTTTAAGCCATAAGACAACATCACTGGGAATAGAGCGCTCTCCTCGTCCCCATTCTAAGACGGTTTCTCGGGGAACATTCAAGATAGAAGCAAGCTGCCTTTGGCTCCAATGAACAAGATTAAGGCAAGCCGTAAATTGTTCTGGAGTCATGGTGAGAATGGCGGGGGTTCCCCCGCTCTCCTTTAGTTCCTGAACCATGAAATGACGTTGCCGATGAAAGAGAAAATACTCAAGATGGCAGCCAATGTTTGGATCAGTGCCGTTATTTTCTGGAAGTCTCTATCGTTCATAAATTTATGTCCTTTTTCAGTGTCGCGCTTCATCGCGTCGACATCTTTTTTATACGATAATTTCGTATATTAGGCAAGGGCAAATGTGCAAAAATGTTTTTATCTTGCGTATTTTTCTAAGATAAAAAAGAATATGGAATGTTTTAAGAAAGGACGGAAATGAGGAAAGTTCTTATAGGCCTGACATGGGCTTTACTAAGCGGGATAGGAAGCGCAGAGGCAGCCAATATTGGCCCTTGGACATGCACAGATAATGGCATGCCAATATGTTCTTACACGCAAGATGATACGTTGTTTCAACTGATCCCCACAATTGAGGGAGAAGAGATTCAAGTCGGGGTGATCGCTGTGGGTCAGTGCCATAAAGACGCTACTCTGAACTTTTCTAACGGCTTACAACTTCACGCTGGTGATGTCACTGATTTTGGGCCCGCAAAATGTGATTATGTATTTAACGTGAAAGACCACTCAATGGATGTGATGAGCAAAGCCTTTTTAACAAGCACAAAAATGACGTTCCACGCTGGAGTGAAAACGTTTACAGCCCCTATTTCAGAAAATGATGATCTCGTGCATGTGTTACAATATTGGAAACGACAGAAAGAACAGTAAATGAATAAGAGTATGTTTTTATCGTCCGAAGCCCGTGAGGTCTTGCTTTATACGATCGCAGGGGGTGGGGTTGGTGCGCTTGTTTTCTTTCTTCTTATCTATTTTTCTCATTAAAAATAGACAGCGTTTCTGAAGGGAATATGCTAACCTTCTCAGTAGAAGCATGAGAAGGTTTCTTTTGTGGTTGAGGCTCCCACTATCGTGGGGGCCTCTTTTTTGTTCTGCGCGTTTTTAGGGTATCCCCTAACTGAACAATTCTCACGGTTTAATTTTTCCCAATTTCTGACCTGTTCTGGATTGTGCGGAAAAAGAAATCATGCTGTTCTGTTTTCCTCTAAAGGGTAAACAGAACAGGTGGTGGGCATGTTATTCGGTTATGCGCGGGTATCGACAAAAGAACAGAACATCGCCTTACAGGTCGAGCGATTGCGAGAGTTTGGGTGTGAGATTGTAAGGGAAGAGAAATTATCGGGGACAAGTCGGCAGAAACGGGTTCAGCTGGATTTGCTTCTGGAATTCATTCGGGCCGGTGATGCTCTGGTTGTTACAAGGATTGACCGCTTAGCTCGTAGCATTTCTGATCTTACCGACATCATCAACATTCTAAACGACAAAGGGGCGTCTCTGCGCGTAACAGAGCAGCCCCTTGATACCGCAACGCCTCAAGGGCGGCTGATGTTCAATATGCTGGGGATCATTGCGGAGTTTGAAAATGACCTTCGTAAAGAACGTCAGATCGAAGGCATAGAGGCTGCTAAAAGGGCGGGAAAATATAAAGGACGTCAGCCCGATAGAGAGCGTGAAGCCCGCGTGCTTGCTCTTAAAGCAGACGGGCTTTCACTGGGGCGTATTGCCAAAGAGGTGGGCATGTCACGCTCTGGCGTGAATTATATTGTGCAGAAACAGGGGAAGTTGTTTTAGTAAAAACTTCTTTGTCTTTTACATTCCTAGAGCACTTCTCTCTTCTTCTTTGTAATCTATACCATTTTCAAAATGAATCATATTTACAACGTCTATCTCTCTTATGCGTTTACCATTGTCTATTTCCTTAAGGTAAGACAAAGATATTTCAGTAGAATAATTATCCAAGAAATAGGTATAAATATCAGTCACAAATAAAGCTTCTATCTCTATATAACTGCCATATTTTCCAAGATGTGATATTTTATCTCTTGAAATAATTATTCTTCCTCTTCCTATAGCAAGAGCACGTGGCATGCTTTCCATGTTTAGTTCCGCAAAGATCATTTCTGTTCGAATTGATCTTGGGAAAGCTGCAAGGTCATTTAGAATGTCACTTCTAATTTTCCCAATATAAGCGTTTTTCTCAGACGAAAAGATATATAAGTAGGGCATGTTCGCTCCATTTCATTCTGTCCTTCGGGATTGAAGAACACTCAGGAAAGATACCTCCCCTAAAAACGAGTCTCTACTGCATTACTTGACACCTGCTTTCTTGTGGTTTTGCACGTTTTCTTTCGTGAAAAAGGCAGAATAGTGCGGAAATCTCTTTGCTTCTTGAGCAAATTCTACCCTTGCCAACCATGATTGCGGTTGGGTAGACGCACTTTTTTTCTCGTGTCGTTGGAATTGTGGGATTAAAGCGTTTTAGAAGCCGTTAGCCCATCGTTCTATATAGGCCCGGTACTCATTTGGGCTCATTTGAGGGGGCTGAGTGAGAGAGTTTCTCTCTTTATATATAGGTTTAGGGGAATCCTTCGTGTTTTTTGCGGGTAGATGGTGGAAAAGTTTTTTCATTGAGCTTTTTGCGCGCTCTTTGTTTTTCCGAGCGGATGCGGCAACGATGGCGATTGCTTTCTGAGCTTTGTTGACAACGATCTCATACAGGTTGCTGGTGCGGACCGTCTTTCCTTTGTCAGCATCATAGACATAGCGTGGGGTTACGCGGATGAGGCCAATGGCTTCAAGCGCGTTCATTGCCGCCCAGACCGTGCGCGGGCATGTGTGGGACTTTTCTGCGATGGCCGCATGAGACGGGTATAGCGTCTCGTCAGGCCCCATCATGTCAATAAATGCCTGATAGACAAGGTGCCATCCGTGACGCCTTTTGGGCAGCTCTCCAGAGCGGAACGCTTCTTCCACAGCGGAGAGGAAGAGATATTTAAGCTTTTTGCGACGCGTTGGACGGATGTCGAGCGAAAGGGCGGGCTTGCGGTTGCGCACAAACATTAATGCTCCCCCTTATAGAGAGAGGGGAGCGCGTGCGGAGCAGCGCCACGAATCATGTTCAGTCTTGAATTTCGCAGCACGTTTGGGCGGACATCAAGCGTGGTCAGCCTGTTCTTTTTGGCAGATTTCATCGGTCTTCTTGCACTAAAATGGCGGGGAACCGCCACTCTTCAAACCTAGGCATTAGGGTGCAAAAATCCTGTGGCAAGAAAGACTTGCATTTTTCATCAGGATGTCCGAGAAAGAAACCAACCACAATTTCTGTTTGTTTCTCGGACGGGTTTGGCGACCCTTCCTGATGATCCTAGAATTTTTGCATTAGCCTCGCTTGAAAAAGCGGGGTTTTTGCATATCTGGGGGATTGTTCTCTAACTCATAACTCTCCAGACTCGGTGATGCGTGACATACTCCTGCTAGTTGTAGGGGGGTACAGTCTCTTTTGGCAACAGGGAGAGCTTTCTCCATCTTGGAGATTGTCTTTCCCATCCTTTCTGCCCTCCCTTCGCCTTTATGAAGAAACGATTATTTGGAACTTCATCTCCCATAAGAGATAGAAGATTATGTAATTAAATTACACTTATGTGGCAACACATAAGTTTCAAAAGTTTAATTTCCTCCCTTCTTTTTATCGAGAGACTGCGACAGGGCTTGCATGGCGCTTAGCAAAATTTTCTGATTTTGTGGTGTTGTTTTTCTCATAATCTCTAGTAATTCTTTTTCATATTTTGTCTGAGCTTTAATCTTTTCCTTGGGGTCATCTCCCGTTAGCAAGTAAGAAGAAGTCACTTCCAGCTCCTTTATCAATAAGCCGAAAGGTTTTTGCCGGGGGTATGCCCTTCCGGCTTCATATTGTGAAATAGAATTGCCCGACAATCCTATTCTCTTTCCTAATTCATCTTGGGTTAACCCCTTAGATATTCTGGAAGTTCTCAATCTCTTTCCAAAAGAGAGATTGCTCATAGCGTTATTTTTCTGGGCGTCAGTTGCGTCTTTCATGAGGCAATTAAAGGGAAAACTTTCATACGTTTAAAATGTTTATTTTTCACATTTTTCGTTGCTCAAAAATTGTAATTAAATTACAGATCATTTTATGAAAAATGTTTCTCTTGTTGATATTTTTTCAAAGCGTGGGTCAATGATGGAAATTGCGCGGCTGTGTGGCGTAACACCCCAAGCGGTTGGTCGATGGAAACGAGTCCCGCGTTGGCATGTCAAAAAAATAGGGGACGCGTTGAGCATCCCCTATGAAGCTATTCGTCCTGATCTTTTTGAGCCGTCCCCATCTTCCAAAAAGGGAAAGGAATGCCCCTAAGCCTTCACTTTCCGCTTGCGCCGCGTCTCCAAGAAGGCCAGCAAGTCATCAATGACCTCGCCGGTTTCTGGGTCGTGCGCGTCGGTAATCCGTTCTGCTCTGATCGTCCGTTCAGCGTTGGTTTTGGCGTTTATTCCAGAGACCGAAGAAAGTCTCGTATCTTCCGGGCCATAGGGATAGTCCGTCTCAGTCCACATATCCTTCACGATCAGAGTAACTTCTCTTCCTGCGCTGCCTTTTTGCGTGAACGAGAGAGTGATGGGCGTGTCTTTCAGGGCAATCCTTTTGTGCTTTGGTTCGGGTACTCTTGCATACGGGTCATAGTGCTTGAAGTTATCCCCCAGAAGATACAATCCCAAATTGTCTATCGTCTCTCCGGTTTCCAAATCGGTTGCCGTCAAAATCTCGGTATAGTCAACGCTGTCCCATTCTTTCTTCTCCTCAATAAACGCTTCAATCATCATGATGCAGAGCGTTTTATCCTCCATAAAATACGTCAACTTTATGGGGTTAATGGTGCTCTCTTTCGCGTGTTTAGGGTCTCTTCCCCATGCACGTGTAATGCGAAGACGGCAGCGCTTTGTGTCTGGGTGGAACAGCTTGCTTGTCACATTGTCTGGGGTTTCGCTCGGTGGGGGAATACGCAGCCCGTTCTGAACGTCCAAAACGCCGTAAAAATTTTGGTTCGTGCGTTTGGTTGTATCTTCGGGCGGTGCTTCTGCTGGCTGTGGGGACTGTGGGGGCATTTCTTCCGCAGCGCTTTCCTGAGCTGGGCCGTCTTGCCGGGGCAAGTCCGCATGGGCCACCAAAAAGGCCGTGATGTCGAACAGCGGCGTGCCGTCTACCAAGGTGGCGCGTGCGATGCGTCGGGGAATGAAGGTTCTGTCCTCACCGCGCAGCTCGCAATGGGCCTTAATCATATAGGGAATCACCTCGACCCCGTCTTGATGATAGCCCAGCTCTTGGCAGCGGATGGTTCGCTTGGTGTCCTGCCCTTCAGCGTCTGTGTAGAAAATCGTCAGGCGACTGCCATCCATAGCCGTTCTCGCGTCACGTATCTGCCGGGGAACGAGAGGGCGGGTGTCGCCTTCTGGAGCGGGCTGTGCGCGCTTTTCTCTATAAGCACGCCACTTCTTCACCGCCAAATACGGAAGGCCGCATATGGCTACTCCAGCCAAGAAGAGAGTAGCGCTTACAATAAAACTGAGAAAAACCGGTTCGCCGTCAATATGCGCCAACTGCTCCGTTATGAGAGTCGTCGAAATGGTGAAAGCAACAACGCAAACAATCGATGTTGTCAGAATGCGTGCCTTGCGCGTCGGAACAGGGCGTTTGCGGTCTTTAGGGATAGATGGTGTGCGCTCTTGCCCTTGGTTTGTCAGGCCTCTGAACAGCCTCACAGCCACATTCATGATACCCATAGCAATGGCAACCGACACACCCGCTATGATGAAAGCGTGGATGATCGAGTAGTAAAAATACCACGTGTAAATGAACATGAAGAAGGCCACATAGACCAGCCAAGTCAAAAAAGCGCGCATCTCTTTTCTCCACCTCTGCAATGTATTGAGGGAGTTATGTCATGAGCAGCGCTGGCGGTAAATTGCGGGTTAAAGGGCAGAAACACGCTCGGCCGCATCCTCATCACCACAAAAACAAGCCCGTTTTGACCCATCAATGCCGCGTGTCTGCAAGTGGCTGCACGTACGTGCGTGATGGGGCGATGAAAATGCCTGGCTATTACGACGGCCCGCGTCGCTTACGGAAAGGAGCGTCATTATGACAAGCTTTTCATCGTGGCAGAGGGTGCTGTCTCGTAAGGAAATTCTCGAATTTTCCCGCGCTATGTATCCTGGAGATGTCGGGCCTGAAGATGTTCTAGAAGCTGCCTGCCTCTTTGATGCCTGGCAGGCAGGAAAAATCACATTGAAGATCGAGCCTGAGCGTAATGAAAGCGTGCCAGAAGGGGAAGAAAAGCCTTCTTATTGTAGCTTAAACGACCTGCGCGTTTTGGTGTCGATCAAAGAAGATAACCAAGAGCTTTCGCTTAAAGAACAGATTTACCAAGAAAGAACTACGCTGGCTGATGCTCAACAGGCCCTTAAAAAACGGACAATTCTTGCGATCTGTTTCGGTGGGGTGGCGGCCATAGAAGCGGCATATTGCTTCGCTTGGATATGCCTATGAATGGGCCTTCACAAAACGACATCTTAGAATGTGTAAGTAAAGAAGAGCCACGGTGGAGTGATGTCGAACGTCATCGCTATGACCGTCTTCTTGGCGTTTTTACCGTCATGAACTTTCTTGCTTTTGAAACATTTATGATGTGTGTTCTTCTGGCTGGGAGGGCTTCATGTCAAGCACTCTAAGCGCGTCAGAGGTTGCGTCTGGCCTTGGTGCGCGGACTTTTGAGCTTGTGCGTGAGCTTCTGCCTGCTGGTAAGAAAAACGGCCCTGAATGGTGCTGTGGGTCCGTCGCTGGAGAGCCTGGGAAAAGCCTGTCTGTTCGCTTAACGGGTCCTAAAGCGGGCGTATGGTCGGACTTTGCCGCAGGCCAAAGCGGGGACGCTCTCGACCTTGTGGCGGCCGTCCTGTTTTCAGACGACCGCAAGCAGGCTTATCGATGGGGTTTGGCATGGTTGGGATATGAGCGCGCTGCTCCCAAAGGGCAGCGTCAAGCTCCGCCGCCTGCTCAGGTGAGCGAAGAAGACGAGCGTCTTTTGGTCAAGCGGATGGATAAGGCGCGTGTTCGGTTTAAGTCCGCCCTTCCCTTACAGAGCAATGACCCGGTTTTATCGTATTTAGCGGGTCGGAAGATCATTCTTCCCGATGGGATTATGCCGCCGGCGTTGCGCTTCCATCCAGAGCTTTATTGCCATGAAAAAGGCCGTGGTTTGCCCGCGATGGTGGCCGCTTTTACCACAGAAAAAGGGCGTGTGGCCGCCATTCATCAAACATGGCTTGAGCAGAAAACTCAAGGCTGGGTGAAGGCCTCTTTAGACCGACCCAAGAAGATGCTTGGCCCGATGGCCGGCCATATGATCCCGCTTTGGAAAGGCAGTAGCGACACGAGACTGTCAGAATGCAGCCCAGAGGAAGAGATTGTGATTGGGGAAGGCATTGAGACCTGCCTTTCAATCGTCTGCTCATGCCCTCAATGGCGCGTTATCTGCGCAGGATCGCTTGGGAATATGGCCAAGATTACCCTTCCCCCCAGTGTGAAGCGGGTTCTGCTGCTGCGAGACAATGACACGAACTATGCGTCTGTCGCCGCGTTCAAACGGGCAGAGAAGGCTTGGCTGGAACGAGGCGTGCGTGTGCGCGTGGCCTGTGCGCCAAAAGGGAAAGACTTCAACGATACATTGCGAGGGGCCGATGGGGCGTGAGGCAATCCGACAAAGCCTTGAACAGGCAGAAGAAAGACCGCAAGGCGGTTCACCAGAGGCAGGGCCATGCCCGGTTGTGCCACTTGGTCACTTGGACGGGAAGTTTTACGTGCTCGATGCGGTCGGGCAGCTCCGCGCCTTGTCTGCACGGCAAATGGGCACGCGTGAGGAGCTTATGGCGCTCTTTTTGGATGAGGGCATGTGGCTCACCGCCGCCTTCCCATGCAAACGACAGCAGAAGACAACGGAAGCCGATGGTTCCGAAAGCACGCGCTGGGAGGTCGTCGATTTCGTCAAGAACAAAGCGTCCGCTTGGCTGATGGCAGAATGCCGCGCCGCCGGACTGTTTGGCGATCACATCCTCATCCGAAAGCCGGGGGTGTGGCCAAGCCAAGAAGGGGCCCCGGTCGTTCATTGTGGCGATGCTGTTTTGGGTTTGGCCAAGCGCCCTAAACCCGCAGGAACACGCCACGGCAACCAGATTTGGGCAGCCGCCCCGCCCGCGCCACGGCCGGGGGAGCCATGCAGTGCAAAGGTGGGAGAAGAGTTAGAAGCTAGAATTGACAGCTTATGGAACTTTAGACGGGCCGGCGGCCAAGTCGTGCTGGTCGGTCTTCTGGGTTGTGCCTATTTTGGCGCCTCTATTCCGTGGCGGCCGGCCGGGTTTATCATCGGGGCGGCCGGCTCTGGTAAGTCCAGCATTATGGCAGTGTTAAGCGCAGCCTGCCCCATGCACTTCTACACCAATGACACGACAAAAGCTGGTCTTGAGCAGTCACTGGATGGCCGCGCGATGCCCACCTACGTCGATGAAGCGGCCGATCGGGAAGATCAACGGGGCGCCCGTGCCCTGCTGGACCTCGTCCTATCAGCGGCCGGCGGGGAAGGCACCAAAGGCAGCCGTGGCGGGAAGGAAGGGAAAGCGCGTCAGATCGAAGTCGCGGGCAGTATCTTGATGGCCTCCATCAGCCCACCAGACATGCAAGCACAACATCTGGGCCGCTTTACGATCGTGGACCTCGATAAGGCCCATGAGGGCGTCGATTATCACAACGAACATAAAGAATTGCAGGCTTGGGCGCGTCAACATGGCGCGGGATTGTGGGGGCGTGCTCTTGCTCGGTGGAAGGAATGGCGAGGTGCTTTTGTCGCCTTTCGGTATTCATTGAAGACATGTGGCTGCGCGCCGCGTGAAATGGATCAACTCGGAGCACTCCTCGCGGGATGGTGGGTCTTAACTCATGATGGCGTCCCTGAAGCCTTGGAAGCCGATAGAGGGATAGAGCTTATCTCGGATTATATCCGAGACTCTGACGATGTGCTGATCCAAGACAGTTCGGCACGCATGATTAACCATCTCTTCTCCCAGCTTGTTCAAGTTCAGCGCTCAACAGATCGCCGCTCACTCGCTGAGCTTGTCAGGACAGTCCTGAAAACACCGGTTCATAATGAGGAGAACATTGATGGCCTCTCGCGCGTTATTGCATCAGACGTTTTGGCGAACTATGGTATCCGCATTATCCGGGCTGATGACGTATCAAAAGACAGGCGGGGCCGGGCCGCGCCTCGAGCTGCTGATGGGTTGGGCATCTGGTTTTGGCCCGGCTCTAGCCCGTTACGGTCCCTCTTCCGTGATACACCGTATAGCGGGCAAAAGTTCGAATATGAGTTGCGGCGCCTTGAGAGTGCGCGGCCCTTCAAGGGTCAAATCCGCATTGGGGCCGTAAAAGCGCGGGGATGTATCTGGGTTTCTGGTGAAGAACTCGGATTTGGTGATGAGGCCGATGATGGCTAATCACCGCAGAAAATGGCGTGAGGTGGTGAGCTTGTCTCACCACCGAGACAAGCATGAGACAGAAATTGAGACAGAAAAAAACGCAGTCCCTCTAAGGGTATGCGCCTTTTCGCGTGTTTGTCTCATCTGTCTCACGCTTTTTGCCGTCTATAGCGCTCAAAGAACTCCTTTACATTACTATTTTAGTGAGACAAGTGAGACAATAAGTATAATAGGGCTACAAGCGTTGAAAAACTGCGCTTTTCTTTGTCCCATTTTCTGTCTCACGTTTGTCTCACCACTGAGACAGCAGAGAACCGTCTAATGGCACGTCGTAAGCACAGCGCAGCCAACAAAGGGCTGCCACGCACGTTACACGCTCCCCAGCAGCCAACGCCTGAGCGTTCCTCTAAGCCAGATTATGAGAAGGATGAGCAAGGCCATAAGCGCCGCGTTGATACGCTTCTCACACTGCGCAAAGCAAAGCGGATCGATAGTGAAGCAGAAAGTATCGCTGAGCGTTGGCGTAAGGATTATCTCTTCGCCTGCTTTGGAGCGCGTGACATCCCTAGCAATGCAACGCCATCACAAGACGGTCCAGGCGATGCACATACGCGTGGACTAGAGCGTGCTCTCGTTGCTGAGCGGTTATCTTATGTTCATGACATCTTAGGTGATGAAACGCATGACAAGCTGATACTCCTATTGATTGAGGGAGTATCCTTTAGTGCCATGGCCCAAGAGCTCTTACCTGATCGGTCAGGAGAAGCAGCGCGCAAAGAGATGGCTATTAGCTGTGCAACGCTTCTGAAAATTCTACCGACAGCCTACAGAACGGCCTGCCAACTCCAGAGGACAAGGCGCGATAACGACCGAAAGCTCGCAAGGAAGAGAAAATCATCTCGTATCCGCTCAGCAGAGTTCACGGGTCCTTCCCATAGAGGGCCCGCACGAGGATAATTCGAACCCCGATCTGTCAGAGTCTTTAATAATCAAAAAGTGACTTTCTGTTTTTGTTGTTTTTATCTGGGAAGTAATAAAAAGTGTCTGGGAAAATTCTTATAAACAAAAGACAATTAGCCAAAGAGCTCGATGTTTCTCTTCCCACACTAACTTCTTGGATTGAGAAATATGAAGACTTCCCTATTGTCTCTCGTGGCCGCAACGGTTCTTCTTACAAGTTCGATGCTGAAGAAGTTTTTCCATTTCTTGACCAGAAGAAGGAAGAAGAACTTGAGAAGAATGCTGGACGCGATGAGGCGCTTGCAAGCCTTCAGTTAAGCTTCTCAAACCTATTTCCCGATGACGACGCTCTTCCCATCCAAAGTCGTGAGGACATCAAGAAACAGCTCGACCTAGCGAAACTCCATCAGCTCAAGCGCAAAGAAGCGCAAGAGTGCGGCCTTCTTGTTCCTGCCAATGAGATGCGCGATGCCCTTATGTCCACATTCGCGCGGCTAGGCTCCGAGAGCCGGAACTTTATCAAGCGCTTCGGAACAGAAAACGGCATCCCAGAAGCGATCATCCAGCACAAGCTTACGATGTATGAAGAGCTTCAAAAAGCGACGGTCAACGACCTCCTAGGGCTCCTCACCCCACCAGAGGAACAAGAACACGCAACACAGGAGGACACGCATGGCCTCCTCTAACCCCCCTCCAGCAGAACTCTCCGACTTCCCGTTTGCTCAAGCCCGTGCCATTGTGCGTGAAGCACTGAGCTTCTACCTCCCTGCTGAACGTGTTTCTGTCGCAGAGCACGCGGCCATGCACCGTTACCTCAACAACCGAGGCGGTGGTTTTGTGGGGCGATGGAGCCATGATGAAGCGCCTTACCTTGTCGGGCCTATGGAAGCCCTAACAGGCCCGCAACTCACCACGGCCATTGTCGGGCCAGCCCGCTCAGGGAAAACGACCGTCGGGCAGAATTGGCTCCTTCAAGCCGTGGAGACAGACCCCGCAGACTTTCTCGTGTATGCCCAAACAGACGAGGTTCTGAGGGCTTATGTGAAGGCCGAGATTGAACCCATGATTAACCTCCACAAAGGCATGGCCTCTCGGCTTGGCCTGAAGCCAAAAGATCGAGCGCTTGATTTTAAGCGCTTTGCAGGAATGTGGGTTCAGTTCTTATCGGCTACCTATAACAACCTGACCAACAAATCAGCGCCCCGTATCATCATCACAGAGCTTGATGCATGCGACCCTTCAGGAGAGGACACATACGCCCTCGCAGACATCAGACGCCAAACCTTTGGCCGTGACAGCATGGTTCTGTGTGAATCCCACCCTGACGCAGCTCTAGGTATCTCACCACGTCACTGGGACACGGGCATTATGAAGCTCTACCGTGATAGCGACCGTCGCACTTGGTGGTGGCCGTGCCCGCACTGCAATGCGTTCTCCAGTCCCACCCCAGGCGCGGCGCGTGAAATGGCCTTGGACTATGACGTTGAGGCCCCACTGGATGAAATTGAGCAACAAGCGCGCCTTATATGCCCGTCATGTGGGAGCCTCATTGAGGACACATGGCGCCGCACGATGAACAAAGACGCCTTCTGGGCGTGCGCTGGCACGACCGTGGCTGAAAACGGGTCTGTCACGGGAACCCCCGTCACGTCAGACATTGCAGGCTTCTGGATTACGGGCCTTATGAGCCCTTTTATGATCGGCGGTATCGGGAACCTTGCACGTGAAATTGTGCGTACTAAGCGCGACTTTGAAGCGTCTGGAGATGATTCAGAGCACCGCGCTGTTATCGTGAAGCGGTTAGGCGTTCCCTACACGCCGCCCCGCACGGTGCGCTCTGTGGACGCAGAGGCACTTGCGCTCCGTGAAGACCCCACCTTGTCGCTCAACCGCATCCCTGAAGGCGTGCGCTTCCTCACGGCCTCTGTAGACGTACAAGCCAATCGTTTCGAGCTCCTCATTCGCGGCTGGGGCATTGATGGTGAAAGCTGGATCATTACTTACCGCCAAATCAAAGCAGAACCAGCCACCAGCGCCGCAGATTGGGACGCTCTGATTGCCCAGGTTATGGAAACACCGATCCCCTTAGCGGATGGATCAGGCCGTGGCATGGTTCCCCTTGCGCTAGGGTATGACTCAGGCGGTGAAGAAGGCGTCACAGCCCAAGCCTACGCGGCATGGCGCCGCGCACGAACACGGCGGCTTGCCAAACGAGCGGGCATGATTGAAGGCCGCGTCGCCTATAGCGTCCTCCCCCTCAAAGGCATGAGCACGGTGAACGCTCCACTTTTGGCCGTCCGCTATCCCGACAGCCAACGGGCCAGCACCGTGAGTGCACGCGCTGACGATGTGCCGCTTGGCCAGTTCAACCCCAATCAATTCAAAGACCGCCTCTCTTCTGATCTTCTCATCACAGAATCAGGCCCCCGTTATGTTCATTTCCCATCAGGACTTGGCCAGCTGCATGAGTTCTATGACCAGCTCTCAGCAGAAGAACGCTCCCCCTCTGGACGCTGGCACAAAAAGCGTGGCGGCCGCCGCAATGAAGCGTGGGACCTCATGGTGATGTCCGACGTCATGGCGCATCTCTTTGGCCTCCAACGTTACCATTGGGAATCCCCGCCCAATTGGGCGCGCGAATGGAACGATAACCCCATGATCACACCGCTATCGTCCTCACAAGAAGAAAGCCCCACACCCTCACTAAAACATCCCCCCGCGCAGACCCTACCGAATCCCTCCAATAGCCGCGCTGCACGGTTAGAGCGGATCAGACGACAAGCGGCCCGTGTCGGTTCTCTCCCAAGTAAAGGAGCAGTCTAATGGCCAGCAACAACCGCCTCATCACCATCTCAATGGACAACAAAAAGCTCCGTAAAGACCTGGAAAAGCTGCGCGGCCGTGGCCATCAACGCGGCATGACAAACGTTGTGAATAGCCTCGCCTTTGATAGCCGTCGGGCTGTTGTAGACGGTATGAAACGCGTTTTTCATAACCCCACGAACTGGACGCTTGGCATGTTCAGGGTCATCAAAGCCCCACCAGGGCGAACAGAGGCAGCTTTGGCAACGAAAGACCTTGTCGCCGGTCAAAATGTTGGAGCCGCCGCTGCACGCTATCTGTCACCTGATGTTTTTGGTGGCGAGCGTGGAATGAAGCCGTCAGAGCACGCTTTAAGTAAGGTCTCTGGAGGGCAATATTGGGTTCCTGGGAATGATGCACCGTTAAATGCAAGCGGAAACATCAAATCCAGCGAGATCAAAGCCATCCTATCTCATCTCAGCCTCTATGAAGACCCCTCTAAGAACATTTCAGAAGAGACAATGCGCGCCTTGCGCAAAGGAAAGAAGAATAAGAACGCCAATGGTCAACGCGGTAAGTATTTTATAGGGAAGTCGAAAAAAAGCGGCCGTCCTATCGGCGTTTATAAATATTCAGGCACACCTGGAAAGGTGCTTCAAATCATCCGTTTTGTCGCAAAGCCGCCGCATTACCGAAAAATCCTACCCGCGCAAGAAATCGTTGATGATGTGGTAGAGCGCAATGCTCCAAGCTATGTTGAGCGCGAAATTTACCATCATCTACGACGTGCCCTTAAAGATAAAAAATAATAATGTTTTTTAGAAGCGTCTTGTTTTTTGCCATACGTTGTGTTTATAATGAACACATACCGAGCGCAATGAAGCGCCGGTTATGAGAGCAGGAAAGCTTCATGAGCAATAGACATCAATTCTTTTTAGACAGCCTCGCCGTTATTCAAACGGTTCTTGCATTCCTCGCATGGCGCAACAGTCGAAAATAAATGGGTTAGGGGGCAAAAGCCCCCTACCTTTCTCATTTACTTTTAAGGAGACATCCCATGTTCATTGATTATCATGAGATTTTTCGTGTTGTTATGGCCATAATTCAGATGATATTTTTTGTTCTTATGATCAGAAATCTCAGGAAACGCGCATGAATGCCGATCAACTCAGAACCTGCTTAGAGGCTATTGGTTGGTCTCAACGCCATCTTGCGCTCACCTTAAACACCCATCCGACAACGGTCAGACGGTGGGCACAAGACAAGCAACCCATCCCCTCTTCTGTGGGTTTATGGCTCGACACCCTAGCGGCCTTTCACAACGAACACGCTCAGCCCCAAGGCTGGCAGGCCGCACATGAAAAAGAACATGATTAAAAAACATCTTGCTTATTGGGCCCGCTAAGCCCTATAAAAACATTATTCTTTTCGAAAATCGTTTAAGCGGCTCCATCGGGGCCGCTTTTTTTATGCGGTTTTCTCCCCAAAAAATCTGAGGGCCGTATGGCTATTCCCCTGACCCCGTCACGCCCGCTCTTCAATCCCCGCAGTTCAATTCTTGCTGGCATGGATAAAGAGCAGCTCAAGCAGCAACTAGCAACGCTCCAAAGAGCTTACCTGTCCCTCCAATCAGGGCAGCAGATTGTCTCAGTCTCCTATACGCAAGGGGACGGATCACGCTCTGTCAGCTATCGCCCTGCTGATGCCCCACAGCTTCTCCAAACAATTAAGATGATCCAATCGCAGCTCGGCATACCAGGGACACGGCGCTCTGCTTTGCGTCCCGTTTTTTAAGACACTGATGAGGTTTTATGGCCATCCTATCTCCCCGCCGCGCAGCCCTGCAACGCGGCAGGAGAGCTGCGCCTAAAGCCCCCGCACGCCCTCGCCCCATGGGTCTGCATAATCCGTCCAATATGCCCTATGATGGGGCGGATTATTACGGTCAGCATAACCAACAATGGATGCCCGGCCTTCGCAGTGGGGATTCAACCATTGGCACGTCCCAGCGTGACACGCTGGTAGCACGCATGCGCGATCTGGTGCGCAACGATGGATGGGCCTCTGGTGCCGTCACGCGCATTCTCGATAGCGTGGTGGGGGTCTCACTTCGCCCCGTTTCAAAGCCTGATCACCGCTGGCTTCGCCATGTTTCAGGAAACTCACGATTTGACGCTTCATGGGCGGCTGAATTCAGCAGCTTTATCGACGCCCATTGGCGCAATTGGGCAGACGACCCCTCCCATTACAACGACACGGAACGGCAGCTCACCTTCAGCCAACAAATGCACTTAGCCATGCGCCATCTTCTCATTGATGGCGATGCTTTAGCCGTCCTGCCGTGGATGGAAGAGCGTGTCTGCTTAGGTGGTGCGCGCTACGCCACAAGCGTGCAAATTGTTGATACGGATCGCCTCTCAAACCCCGATAATCAGTATGACCTCAGCACCATCCGCAACGGTGTTGAAGTTGACCCGATAACGGGCGAACCCATTGCCTACCATATCCGTGAAGCCCATCCAGACGATTACTTCGCCGTTTCTCACTCCATACGTTGGGCACGCTATCCCAAAGAAACCGCCTTTGGCCGCCCCATCACGGTTCATCATTTTGAACGCCATCAGGCCGGGCAGCATCGCGGCGGGGCCGGTATCTTTGCGCCGGTCATTACACGCATGAAGATGCTGGCACGCTACGATACCGCAGAACTTGATGCCGCCATCGTCAATGCTGTGTTTGCCGCTTTTATTGAAACACCCTACGACCCACAATCAACCGCAGAAGCCTTGGCCCCTACCAACTCATCGGAAGCCTTAGGAAACCCCGCCGGTTGGGCTGGATGGGAAGAGCGCGTGGCTTATCATGATGGGCGCAATCTATCGCTCCAAGGCTCACGCATCCCCATGCTCTCACCGGGAGAGAAGATCACATCCGTGACCGCCGCACGGCCTGCAAGCGGCTTTGCTGACTTCGAAAAAACAGTTCTCAGAAATGTGGCATCAGCAGCCGGCCTAAGCCCTATGCAGGTCAGCAATGATTGGTCAGATGTGAACTACTCTTCAGCCCGCGCCGCCTTGCTTGAAGCCTACAAAACAACGGATCGCCGCCGGCTTGATTTCTGCGCTGGTTTTGCGGTTCCCATTCGTTTGGCCTGGCTGGAAGAAGCGATGGAAAGCGACCATCCGCCGATGCCCACCGGCGGCGCACTCCCGCACTTCTTGGAAGCACGCCATGCCTATGGTCGGGCAAAATGGCTTGCCCCCGGCCGTGGCTGGATTGACCCCACAAAAGAACGTGAAGGCTCCCTTATTGGCGTTCAGTCGGGCTTGTCAACGCTGGAAGATGAGGCCGCGATGAATGAAGGGCGCAATTGGGAAGACATTCTCGATCAAAGAAAAATTGAACAAGAAGCCTTTCAAAAAGCAGGCCTCCGACAACCGGGCGATAGTCGGCCAGATGAAGCCGTCTCACATGATGACAGTGACAATTCAGGAGATAGCAATGAGTAACCCTAGCCTGAGGCTCTCAACCATCCTGAATAAGCCGCTCGCCCTTGACCATAGCCGCGCGTCAGAATTGCGCTCAGAACTTGTCGCACATGGGCCGCATGCGACAATAGTCGCACAGTCTCCTCAGGCGATGAGTGGTTTTGAAGACTCTGAAAATAGCTTTTTTTATTGGGGCGTTCCTCTCCGCATAGAAGGAAATGTAGGGATCATCCCCATTACAGGGCTCCTCTTATCGGGCCCCGGTGGCGTTTTTTACCCCTATTGCTCGTTCTATGAGGACATCAGGGCACGGCTTGACGACGCCCTGGATGATAGCCGGATTAAAGCGATTGCCTTATGGATTGATAGCCCCGGTGGCGATGTCAGCCAATGCTTAGAATTGTCAGACACGATCGCTCAAGCGCGCCGTCGAAAGCCCATTGTCGCTATTGTCTATAATGCGGCAAACTCCGCCGCTTACGCCCTGGCTTGCGGCGCCGATACGATCACCGTTCCTGAAACGGGCATGGTGGGGTCGATTGGCGTCATTATGATTCACGCGGACTATTCAGAGATGCTGCACAATAAGGGCATCAAAACCACTGTTTTCCGCTTTGGACGCCATAAAGCAGAGCTTCAAGAGGTAGAGCCACTGACCCCTGAGATCATCAATCGCGAACAAGCGATTGTAAATGCGCTTGGTGAAAAATTTGTCGCACTCGTTGCACGCAATCGCGGCCTTGATGAAGGCACGATACGCGCAATGGAAGGGGAAGCCTATTTAGGAGAGCGTGGCGTTGCCCTTGGCCTTGCCGATTCCGCTATGCCCCCACATCAAGCGTTAGACGACCTCATTGAGCAGTTTTCCTAACCGCTCAAACCCGTTTGTTAAACCGGTTTAACACCCTGCCAAATAGGCCGCCATCATCACGATGAGCGGCTTTTTTTATGGAGCTAAAAAATGGCACAACGCCCCGCCTCTCGTCGCAACACCCGCAGCCCTTTTGCTCATTTAAACGGGGCCCGTATGAGCGATGATGATCAAGACACGCTTCCACCGAAAGCGGACGAAAACACCCCAGACGACCTCCCTCCTGAAGAAACCACTGGAGAGGATGACGACACCCAACGGGCACGGCAGCGTCGTGGTGAAACCCCCGACCCTGATGACGACACCGCACAATCTGACGATGATCTTGATGCGGAAGATGAGCGTGATGATGAGGACGACAAAAAAGCAGAAGATGAAGACGATGACGACGACAGAACCGTTCGGGAAGACGCAAAAGCCCGCGCCTCATCCCGTGCGCAAGCCATTTTAAGACGCCCTGAAGCGGCCAATAATTTGGCTCTTGCCTGTCATATTGCCTTTAACACCACAATGACGCGCATGCAGGCCGTAGCCGCTCTCCGTGCGGCATCATGTGGTTCAAGACGGTCACGTCGTGCCAACGCGCGCCACACATCCCAGAACACAACAGCCAGCCTGCGCAGCCGCATGACCTCTCATGCTGTGCGCCCCCTCAAAGCTAATGCGGGTCAGCCCAAAAGCTCTCTTCAAAATCGCGTTGCGGCTTTTAACAAACGCCATCAGTAAAGGGTCGTCATCATGCCATTGCCTCCAAGCTACCAATTCCGCCCCGGTGCACGAACCGTCACCTTCGTCCCCGATCAGCTCATTGCCGGCAACCTCAAGCTCGTCACGCGTGACGTTTCCTTTGCTCAATCAGACACGCCACTTATCCGAGGCACTCTTGTCGGCCGTGTTGATGCCACAGGCCTTTTTGTTCCCGCACTCCCAAGTGCAACAGATGGAAGCCAGACCCCCCTTGGCATTGTTGTTGACACTGTTGACACAACGGCCGGTCAGGCCTGGGGGGCTATTTATGAGATGGGCGAATTTAATAGCCGCTATCTCACCTATGATTCCTCCTGGAGCTATGACGCGCTGGTAACGGCATGCCGTAAAAATCAGCTCTTTATCAAAGAATCCCTTTCAAATGATATTGTATAAAAGGAACAGAGTTAATGGCCTATAATTCTAGTGCAGAACTCGCTTCAGGAACCTCTTTGCAGGCCATGATCAGCCTCTATGACCGAGTTGAACTTATTGGTGTTGTTGAAAACCTCAAAAAGTCCTCTGGCTTCTTGCTTGATCTTGCTTTCCCCAACATCGTGACCTCTGAGTTCCCTGAAGTCGCCATTGATGTGGACGTTGGTAAACGCCGCATGTCCCCTTTTGTTAGCCCGCTGGTGGAAGGGAAAACCGTTGAATCACGCCGCACACAAACCAACTTATTTACGCCACCAACCATAAAAGACTTACGCACTCCTGACCTTCTAAAACCTATTCGCCGTCAAATTGGGGAACGCGTTGGTGGCGACACTTCTATGCGTGCGCGCTTAGAAGAAAATCTCATTTTTGAACTTTCTGATCAAAAAGATATGGCCAACCGCCGCACGGAATGGATGGCCGCCCAAGCCCTCAGTACCGGCAAAATTGGCATGAATGTAGAAGGGGAAGGGGTATCTGTTATTGATTTCAACCGTGATCCTTCTCTGACCATCGCACTAACGGGCAATGCTCAATGGGGACAACCCAACGTCTCACCAGCCGATAGCGTGACGAACTGGGCGATCTACGTCATGCAAAAATCTGGGGCGATGCCTCAAAATATCGTTTTTACACCGTCTCCATGGCAAAAGTTTATTTCTGACCCGAAAGTGGTCAACACCATCTTCCAAAGCGCTCTTATTGACCCTAAAAATGACCCGATCGTCACAGGGGCACGCGTTCCCAATCAAGGCGGTGTCTCTATGGGCCGTTGGGGGCAGTTCAATCTTTGGCTGTATGCAGACTGGTATGTTGACTATCTGCGCGACGCCGCAGGCCGGATTGTGCGTGATGCGGAAGGAAACGCTCAAGAATTTGAGCGCCCCATGCTCCCAGATGGGTCTGTCATCCTGACCGGCCCTGACCTTCAGGGAACGCGGGCTTACGGCCTTATTCAAGACCCTTACTTCAATTTCGAGCCTTTATCTTACGCTCCAAAGCTGTGGTACAACGAAAATCCCGGCCAGATTAATCTGTTGATGCAGTCAGCCCCACTGCCTATCCCGTCGCGAGTCAACGCGGCTTTTTGTGCGACCGTATGCGCCCCCGGCAATGGCGTTTCAGGAGGGAATAGCTAATGGCGGACGACACAAATCCCTCGAAGTCAGAAGAGGCAACGCAGCCTCACACTGACCAGGATACCCTCCACACAACCTCAAGGACGCCCCCTGTGCCCAATCAGGATACCTTCCCAACCGTTCGTGCTGTTGCCTTACGCCCGATCTACGATGAGCCAGGACACCCCCCTATTCCACCTGGCACCGATATTACCATTTGCACCACCACGGCACGCGAATGGGTAGAAGTGGGCATTATTCGCCTAGCAAGTGGTGAAGTTCTCCCAGCTCAAGAGCGCGCCACAGAAGGGGCCTTCCCGATCTTTGCCAAATCAGCGCCCCCACCACCAACCTCGCAAGGATGAGCGGGCCGCTCGATTGGGACGGCCTCGTTCTTGGCCCTGTGATGGAGACGTTCGGTGAGCCTCTCACACTCTTTCCCGCTTCAGGAGGGCCAAAAGTGCCTTTTGTGGGAATCTATGATGAGGGATTTAAAAAGGTTGAAGACATCCCAACAGAGATGGGGATGGCACCTGCTCACATCAGCTCATCCCTCCCCGTCATCGGGTGCCGTTCCTCCAGCTTTCCAACCCTCCCCCAGCAAGGCGACCATGTTCTTGTCAGGGGAGAGCGGCTTGTCATTGAGGAAGTCCAGCCAGACTCTCACGGCGCTCTTCACCTCACCTTGAATGTAGGCAATGCCTCACCGGAAATCTTCGCATGAGACCATCCCCTCTTCACGATGACGGCCGGCTTTTCCGCGTGCAGCTTCGTGACCTCTGTGTTGATCTTTTAAAGAACGCATCAACCGTCGCAGGGAGCCGTGTTTTTAAGGGGAACCCATGGCCTGTAATGGCCGACAAACTCCCCGCCCTATGGGTCTCTGCTCCCTCTGATGTTGGCAGCTCTTTAGGGGCAGGCCCCCCGTCTTTCTCTCGCACAACCACCATTCAAATTATTGGGATTGTGCGTGGTGATAACCCTGCTGATGCGTTGGAACAGATCGATCAGTTCAATGACGCGATTGAAACCCTCCTCATGACCGACACGCGCCTTATGGGTAACGTTGAGGAAGTGGAGGGACTGCACACACATGTTGAGCTGAATAGTGAAACAAAAAGTCATCTCGCTCAGTTCACGCTCGCCCTAGAGCTCAAATATTCCGAAACCTATCCGCTGCCGGGAAAGCCTTTGTCCGCCCTCACAGGCACTTTTGGCCCCCTCTAACGGTTTATATCATCCTTTTAGGATACCCCATGTTCATCAAACCAGCTCAAAGCCGGGTGGTGCGCCATCCCGGCACGTTACGCTTACTTTCCTCTGATGGGGAAAACGTCACACCATCTCCTTTTTGGCATAGGCTTCTCGCCGTTGGGGACGTCATAGAATGTGCTCCGCCCTCGTCAGAACCCCAACCTTCTCAAAAACTTTCATCAGCCTTGACTGAGCGCCGCACAGAAGAGGGGAAAACCCCATGAGCTCCGCTATTTCAATCCCAGGCTACGACACGTCCAATCGTGTTCCGGGGTTTTATTTTGCCCTCGATAACTCCAAAGCCAATACGGCCGCTGGTGTGCGCCGCGTTTTACTCATTGGCCAAAAACTCAAAAACGCCCCCGGAACCGCGAATGTTGCGGTCAAAGATACGGGGCTTTCCAATGCCATCGCCTCATATGGCGACGGCTCACATATCGCTTTGATGTTGGCCGCCTACCGTCAGACCGACCCATCAGGAGAAGTCTGGCTCTTACCACTTGATGACGATGAAGGCGCAAGTCACGCCAGCGCAACGCTCACGCTTAATGGCCAAGCAACCGAAGCGGGAACACTCCCCCTTTACGTGAACGATACGCTCATCAGCGTTCCCGTTGCCAATGGAGACACCGCTCAGGCTGTTGCGCAGTCTATAGTCGTGCGTTTCAATCAAACCGCAGGCTTGCCTGTTACCGTTGGCACGCCTGCCAAGGGAAACGATGGCACGATCTCCCTCACCTTCACGGCCAAGAATGCCGGTCTTACCGACAATCAGCACAGCCTAGCCGTTGCACTTTTAGGCTCATCAGGCGGGCAATCTGTTCCCAATGGCCTTACCGTCACCACAACCGCCTTCACCAGCGGCGCACAAAACCCTCAGCTTCCCTCTGTGTTCGCAACACAAGGAAGCCGTGTGTATGATCTCCTCATTCACCCCTATAGTGATGAGGCATCCCTCACAGCATTCCGTGATTGGACCAACAACCTGAGCGGTCGGTGGTCGCCCATGCAGCAGCTCTATGGTCAGGCCATCACAGCGGCTCGCCTGACATATGGCCAAGCAACCGCTTTGGTAAGCAAGAACGATCCGCACCAGTCCATCATGCCCACATCAGACAGCCCCTCCCACCCCGCTAAATGGGCGGCATGGCTTGGTGGGGCTATTGCTCTGTCCATGCGTGACAACCCGGCCTTGCCTGTCGCAGGGATAACACTGCCAGCTCTCCCTCCTAGTGGTATGGGTGAGTTCGACCGTGACCAACGCAACTCATTGCTCCATGACGGCCTCAGCACATTCCGTGTCAGCGATGATGGCAGCGTCATCATTGAGCGCGTCATCACAACCTATACTGAGAACGCCAACGGCCTGCCTGACAATTCCTATTTGGATATTGAGCGTCTCTTAACCGCTCAAGTCTGCCTCCAAGACATGGGCACCTTCGTTTACGAGCAATGTGGGAACTCCATCTTGTTGCAAAACGGCTCACGCATCCCAGCAGGCGTCCGTGCTGTCACACCTGACATTGTCGCCAACACCATTAAGGCACGCTACCGAACCCAATGTGACAATCTCTGGTGTCAAAACCCTGCACAATTCAATGCCGGTCTTTCTGTTGAATATGCAGGGGAAGGGGTTCTCAAAACGCTTATGCCCTACATTTTTGCCGATCAGCTCTGGACGATTGCTGGCAATGCACAATTCCTCGCCTCATCCTAAGGAGAAACCCCATGGCTGCCATTCGCAGAGGCCCCCTTGCTGGTTGGGCCAGCTTTACCATCAACGGCGAGGTCTGGAATGTCGTCGGAGACCTCGAATACCGACCAAGCGGCATGACCAACGAAACCCTCAAGGGCCAAAGTGCCGTTGAGGGTTTTGGGCAAATGCCCGTGGAAGGTGAAATAAGCGCTAATATTCGAGACCGTGACGATAAACGCATTGCTGATCTTCAGGGTGCTTCTGGTTTCACCATCATTGCAGAACTTGCCAACGGAAAAGTCGTGACAGGAAGCGATATGTGGCAAGTCGAAAATCTCACCGTTTCCACACAAGAAAGCACCTTTAAGCTCACCTTTCACGGCACCAGCGTGATTGAAGAAACCGTCGGAGGCACCGCATGACACTCTCAGATAACGACATGCTTGAAAGCCTATCTCAGGATCAGGAAGCAGAACCTAATACGCAAGCTGAAACGCTGACACTTTCCCTTCCAGCCCCTATCAGCGTTGGGGAAAAAACAATCACAGAGCTCAAACTCCGAGAGCCAACGCTCTATGAAACCATCATAGCGTCACGAAAGGTTGTAAGCTTCCCCAACATCGTACGTGTTGAGGTTATGGAAGCTGAAATAGAGATTGTCCGTCAGGTTACAGGTCTCTCTGATGCCTTTTTCTCTCAAATCCCTTCTGGCATTATCAAAAAAGCGCGTGATTTTGTTGTGGGCTTTGAAGAACGAGCACGCGACAATCTATCGCAGGAAGAGCATGATCTTCCATGCGAAAAAACATTAACATTCTCTCCGGCCATTCATGGCGGTGGGAAAGAATGGGATGTGATGACATTGCGCGCTCCAACCATTGGAGAAATTAAATCAGCGCGTATGATCTTAAAAAAAGCCTCGTTGGAGAAAATTCATCGATCCAATGAGATGCTTATTACAGCGGTGAGCGGCTGGCCAAAAGCCGCTGTTTTACGGCTTCCTATTTCCAATTTTGTCGAAGCATCTGGGTATCTCAACGGTTTTTTTCCCGTTTTCCAGTGAATTGGCGTGACATCCCCGCAGAGCTTTCTCTCACTTTCCCAGGCTGGACGCGTTCAGACCTAGAAAGCTTGACGGGTGACGAGATGATCTTCTGGGTCAAACAGTCCAACCGCATTGCAAAAATACGTCAAAGAGCCGCAGAAAATAGCGGATAAATGACGGTGTTAAACCGGTTTAACAACCCAGAAGATGGGGTAAGATGATGGCTAAAAACTCCTCCATCAAAATGTCCATCGGGGCAGAAGATCGTTTCTCTAAAACGATGGATAAGTTGGAGAACCGCATTGCACGGCTTAACGCGCCTGTTAAGCGCTTCCAGACTAATGCCGCTCGGTTGGATAATTTTGGGCCACGCCAGCTCCGCAAGGGTTTTTTAGGGCTTATCTCGTCCACTGGTGGTGCGGCTAAAAGTCTCGCCTCTATCATTCCTATTTTAGGGACACTGACTGGGGCGGCCTCCTTAGCGGGGGTCTATCGGCTCTCATCAGCTTGGGCGGGAATGGGGCGTCAGCTTGGCATTTCCTCCCAGCTCATGAGTGTTGCTCCTGGGCGCCTTCAAGCCATGGGGAATGCGGCAAAATTAGCCGGCGGCTCTGCTGAAGGAATGCAATCAACCCTTCAGCAACTGACGAATACCAGCTTTAACGCCAGAACTGGGCTAGACCCCGCTGCTCTCGCGCAGTTCCAGATGTTCCATATCTCTGCCAAAGAGCTAGAACATGATGCCCCCGATCAACTCTTTGAACGCGTAGCATCCCAGCTGCGCAAGCTTAAAACGCCCCTCGAACGGGCTCGAGCCGCTCAAGCCTTATTTGGCTCTGGAGCAAGCGGCGTTATCCCAGTTCTGCTCCAATCAGGGCAGGCATGGCAAAAGAACATCAACCTCGCGCGCCGTTACGGCGTCATAAATGAAGACGGGGTAGAGGCTTCAAACCGTCTGGCAAGCAGTCAAGACCGACTAGAGCTGGCCGTACAGGGCTTTGGGAATACCCTAGCCCAAACCGTAGAACCCATTCTGTCACCTATTATCACACAGATGGCAGACTGGATCGCTGCTAACCGTCAATGGATTTCCACCAAAATTACCGGCTATGTCAAAGACCTCATAGATTGGTTCAAAGACGGTGGATGGGACCGCATCACCAAATGGGCGGGCGATTTTGTCACAAAAACGGACGATATCGCCCAGTCGCTCGGGGGATGGAAAAGCACTGCAACCATAGCGGCTGGCGCGATTGCCGGGCTCTTCTCTGCACCAGTTATTGCTAGTCTAATAGCGGGCTCTGGTGTTCTTGTTGGAATATTGGCAGCCCTTGAAGGGATCGCCGCCGTAAAGGTTTTTAGCTACAAGCCAAATAAGTCTGATCCAAAATATATTGAACAAGAAAAAAAGTTAAACGAAGAAGATGCCATTAAAAGGCATTATTTAAATCGAACAAGCCTATGGCGGTTTTGGCAATTTGATGAAGCAAAAGAACGCGCCATCATTCAACAAGAAGACGCCTCTAAAGCCGCTCATCCATCTTCAGGGGATGCTGGGAAAGCTTATCAGTCCCCTTCCATCAATGACGCAAAAGCTCTCACCAATCGTCCTTATGACACGCAGGAAAGTTACGATAGCCATATCTACGCCTCCCTACATCGCAAGGTGGACGGAACCAACAAAAATGCTCTAGCCATCCAGCGCTCTTTGCAGCGGCATGGTTTCGCCAATACAGCCATTGCCGGAATTTTTGCGAATTTCTCTCAAGAGAGCAATCTTGACCCTTCTGCTCATAATCGAAGTCATGCCGGCATTGCTCAATGGGACAAAGGGCGCCAAGCAGAGTTCCAAAGGCGCTATGGCCACCCTATGACCTCAGGCTCTGTTGATGAGCAAGTAGATTTCTTCGCGCGCGATCTCGCGAAATATCCTAAAATACAAAAGGATATTATGGGTGCAAAAACCCCAGAAGAGGCAGGCTTTGCTATGGGCCGGCATTATGAAATTCCGGGTATTACCGATGCAACCTTGCGCCCCGATGTGAACGCACGTGCCCATGTAGCAGATGAATGGGCGCAAGCGCTTAAAAGCGTGAGCAGCTCTTTTCCGCAATCAGATGCTCCAGCGATGAGCGCTACATCCCCCAAGCCATCAGCGCCGGCCATGTCAATTGAGCCGCCTCAACCTAAAGGGCCGCCACTGTCAGTAGCTCGGCCGCCTGATCATCAGGAAGACCTCACAAAGGATGAGGGCCGCACTTCTCAAGCACGTTCAGGCAATACAGGGGCAGAGCCAAGCAGCAAGGTTGTCATTGACATCAATCACCTCAACCCGCCGCCTGGCACACGCATCAAGCTGAGTGACAACAATAATCCCAACATCTCACTAGGCTCTCTTCGCACGCACCGTTCAATGTCGCCTGATGCCCCCTCTTTATGAGGGGGTTTCGAGAATAGGATAAATCCCTAGAACATTCAGCGCACGCTCAACGATCTCAACCTTGCTTTTGTGCAAAGGATTGCGCAGACGTCTTACAACCGTTTCTGTCACGCCAAGGCGCTCTCCAAGGGCTTTGTTCGTAAGCTTTTGCGCGATCATTTCGTCATGCAATATGAACTTCATAGCCTCGAGCACGGGAACAGCAATGAGCGGTCGTCCTCTTCTGGGTTCTGGTTTGGGGAGAGGTTTATTCTCATCCACATAAAACGTCAGAGCAGAAACCAAAAGGTCAACGGCTTCTTGTAAGCATTCCTCCCGTGTTTTCCCGTCTGTTGCGCCTGATAGGCCATCAAAAAACGCTGTCCAGGAATCATCGTCATTGCGCACAAGCGTCACAGGATAAGCATATTTCATACGTTTCTAATCGAATATTTATGTTCGATTGTAAAGAGAGCCTCTTATGCCTTTTTCCCTCTCGCCATTATCAGCCATTGCCGGTGAATTCCTACAATGCACCTTTCGCGGTGTGCCCTTTGCAGTCTATGGCTCAAGTGGCACCACGGGGCGGCGCGTTGCCACCCATGACTATCCGACTCATAACGGCGTTTGGTCAGAAGATTTAGGGCGGGAAGGCAGGCGCTGGAAAATACGCGGCCTTCTTGTCGGGCCTCTGTGCTATTCCCAGCGTGACCTTCTAACCATGGCGGTGGAACATAAAGGCCCTGGCCTGCTTATCCATCCCAGCCTTGGTATCCTCAAGGCAGTCTGCACCTCCTATGAGTTCGCAGAACGTGATGGATATACCAATGTCATTGATCTTAATCTCAGCTTTGTTGAGCACAAAGAACTTCTCTCAAACCTCATCACAGCCGGTCTTCATGCGGCCCTAGGGGTTGCCTCGATGGCAACGGGGGTTCTTTCAGCGGCTGGCTATATCAATATCTCCTCGAGCCTCTTTGCTCACGGGGCCGTTGTGGCCCAAAGCGCGCGCGCTGTTATGAGCGACTGGGCGGGAACCATCGTCACACAAGCCAATAGCCCAACGTCAACCGCACAGCCGGCCTCTCAAATAATGGGTAATAATGGCCGCTACAGCGGGTCAGCAGGCTCATTGTCTGTCGATGATGCGCTTAGCGCTCTTTCTCAATGGCGGCAATCCCTCAAAACATCCGCTTACGCACTGGCGACGACACCACCAACACCTGAAAGTCTCACTCAGAGCGTGCAAAATATTCTGTCTCTTGTGCCACAAAACAGCTCAGACCCGTCTGCTCAACTCACATTGCTCAAACCTTTGTGCGTGCTCCCACAAGAGGCGCTTAACCCGATAGAGACAAAAGCCCAAACCATCACCCATGCGTCTTCTTTAGCCGCTCTTTGGACACGTTTTTATCTTTCCTGCGCAGCTCTAGGCCCGCTGGCTGTAGCGCTATCAGACTGGCAGCCCGCTACGGCCACAGAAGCCCGCGCCATGATCGCGACCATGGCTACCCTCTATGACGACTTTCAGATGGCAGCGGGCAACAATAACCTCGATGATCTTTACCAATCCATCAGCGACCTTGCTGCTAAAAGCCTGCAAGATTTATCACAAAAATCCACAGCGCTTCCCGACCTCGTGCCCATCACCCGAAACAGGCCGCTTCCTTCGCTCACTCTTGCCCAACAGCTCTATGGGGATGGCAGTCGGTCAAGTGAGCTTATGTCACGGTCAGAGGCTATTCACCCCGCCTTCATGCCAAGCCATTTTGAGGCAGAATCGTCATGAGCAAGACAGACCCCAACGCGCTAAAAGTCACGATCGACAACCACGAGCTTACCGGTTGGCAACACTATAGCTATCATGCCGGAATTGACCTGATCCCATGGCAAATATCGTTAAGCGCCACCCTTCACCAGCTCGATAATCATGATCTTGAATTCACAGTAGGGGCAAGCGCCACTGTTATGATGGGTGAGACGCTTATTCTCACCGGGTATCTCGTCTCAACCAGTGAATCCATCAACGCTCATGGCCATACGATGTCGTTGATTATTGGCTCCAAGACACAAGACCTCACCGATTGTTCAGCGTCTCTCGTGACATCTGACCTCACGCTTGGCGGTAATGAAAATAACGGCCGAACGCTATCGAACATGGTCACACAGCTTTGCGCACCTTTTGGCGTTTCCGTGACCGTCGATCCTCAGATCGATAATCCCGTTATTCCGCTTTTTGCTATCAATCTGACTGAAACACCTTACGCGATCATTGATCGGCTCTGTCGGCAAGTAGGCCTTCTGTTTACAGACAGCGCAGAAGGGAACATCCATATCACAACCGTGCAGAAGGCAGCTGAGAAAACGCCAAGCTTTCGGTATGGTGACACTATTGAAGAATATGAAGAGCAGCATTCAACCACAAACCGTTACAGTGTCATCAAAGCTGTTTTACAAACATCAAACTTGCTGAGCTCTGAGCCGAATAGTGCAGATTATGTCTCCCAGATTAAAGCCTCGGAAAGTGGGAAGCAGGCAACCGACCCCGGCATTACGCGCTACCGCCCCCTTCTGATTCCTGTTGATCTTGGCGATGCAAATTTTGATGTCGCTGGAAAGCGTGTCTTGTGGGAAGTCGCGCGTCGTTCAGGCCGGTCTCAGCCTATCACCATTACCGTGTCAGGCCATCGTGACGAGCATGGAGCGCTCTATACGCCCAACACACGTGTGACACTGACAAAACCAAACGGTAGTCGCGCCGATCTTGTAATTGCCAATGTCACCTATGAAGGGTCAGCCAACGGGCGACGTACGCAGCTTACATTGCTTACCTCTGCCAGCCTCACCCCGCAGCCTATTGTCAATAAGGTCAATCAAAAGGCAGGGGCTGCTGCCCAAAATGATTCTGCGAGGCATTAAATGTCATCTTTTGCCCGACTTGCTGGACGGCTCGCCTTTTTATTCTCACTAGGCCGTCAGACGGCCGATACGGTGATGAAAAAGGGCGGCCAAACGCTCCAACTTCTCCTCACCTCACGCGAGCTGCGCGATAACATCCCTCTTCTACAGCATTATGGCTTCGTTTCACGACCGCGCGCGGGCTGTGATGCCTTGGTTGTTTTTTTAGGCGGCGACCGTTCACGCCCCATAGCGATCGCTACTAATGACCAACGCAACTACCCTACGGCTCTTAACCCCGGCGAAGTCTGCATCACCCACCCTCCAACGGGCTCTATTATGCGGTTTATGAATGATGGAAGCATTTCCATCATCCCTCAAAACGGCATCGTACATCTCACAGGATCTCTGAATGTGAGTGACAACATCACGGCCGCAGGGACGATCACCGGACAGACGGACGTCATAGCTCAGGGGATTTCTGGCGCTCACCATACTCATACAGGTGTGCAACCTGGTGGCAGCTCAACGGGAGCGCCTCATTAAACTCTTTTTTGTGGAGGCACAGCATGGCCGATATTGCACTCCATTATCACAACGCAACACAGGCAGGCGATCTGCTTTTTTCTGATGGTGATCTTTCTTTAGAAAACCCGTTAAGAGAAGCCCTTCTCATTTCTCTTTTTTCTGATCGCCTAGCACCCGATCAGCTTTCATCACAAGATAAAGCGGTTGGTTTGCATATCCCCGGTAATGCGCTTCATGCCACTGAAAACCCACGCAAGGGATGGTGGGGCGATATGTTTGGTGAGGGCCTTATTGGCTCGCGTTTGTGGCAATTGCAGCGTGTCATTGTGGCGCAAAGCAATGCCGTTCTCTTAGAAGTCGAGGCCATCATTTATGAGGCGCTTGAATGGCTCATAACCGATAATGTGGTCGCAAAAATCGACGTCAAAGCGACATGGTCTCACGCTCGCTCTCAAACAATTAACTTTTCTATTGCCGCTTATCAGCCCACCGGGCCGTCTCCTGAGAATTTTCAATTTTCTCTCGCATGGCAAGACATGGCCTAAGCGCATTTCTTTACGTTCCTGTCTGCAATTCTGAGTTTCGCTATGCCATTCAATCGTCCGACTTTAACCGAGCATCGCAATAGTATTTTGCAAAATATGCAATCGGCCAATCTGCCCGGTGCAACCAACATTACGCGTTTTTCAGTGCTCGGTGTTTTTGCCAAAGTATGGGCGGGAATGGCTCACCTTCATGACGCTTATCTTGATTGGATTGCCAAACAGGGCGTTCCCTGGACAGCAACAGGTGAAAATCTTGAAGGCTGGGGAAACCTTAAAGGCATCACGCGCAAAGCCGCATCGCCAGCATCAGGAACTGTGACGTTTCAGGCCGTTGCCAATACCACTCTCCCCGTAGGTTCTGAGATTTCTTTAGGCAATGTAGGCACAGCCACCACCACAGAAGCTGCAACGGCGGATGAAACGGGTCAGGTAACACTCCCTGTCCGCTTTTCTACGCCAGGGGCAAGCGGCAATGTTCCACTTGGAACGGTCGCAACCCTCGCCAACCCCATTATTGGCGTGCAATCATCTGGGCTTGTGTCCACAGCTTTTACAGGCGGGGCAGACCTTGAAGACGAAGAAGCCTTTAGGGCGCGCATTCTCACAGCCTACCAAACGGCCGGGAAAAATGGACGCGCTCAAGATTATGTCGATTGGGCCTTAGCGGTTCCCGGTGTGACGCGCGCTTGGGTCAACCCCGATGGGTTCGGGATTGGCAGTGTGGTGGTTTATGTCATGCTCGACAATGCCAATGCGGCTCAAGGCGGTTTCCCCATTGGCAAAGATGGCAGCGCCACAGCTGAAAAGCGCTACCATACGGCAAGTGGAGACCAGCTGACTGTTGCCAATGCCATCAATGACCTTCGCCCCGTTACGGCTCTGGTTATTGTCTGCGCTCCAATTGCACAGCCCATTGATTTCATTATTTCAGGCCTAGGGGCTGATAATACAGCTACCACACAGGCAGCTATTTCAAATGCACTGAACGATGCTTTCCGACGTGCAAGCGGCCCCGGTGCCACGGTCTATCCCTCAACGTGGAATGGCGCTTTAGATGCGCTCAACCTTCCTCAATATAGCGTGCAGTCTCCCAGTGGCCCTGTCATTGCTGAAACCGTGGGAAGAATGCCCATTCTTGGGAATATTAGTTTTAGGACTTAGCCATGTCTTCTCACAACTATAGCGCAGAAGACTTTCGTGATGCGCTCCTTAGGCTTCTGCCCTCGGGCTTACTGTGGAACCGCTCAAAAGAGAATGGATTAGGAAAGCTCTTTCACGTTCTGGGCCACGTCTATCACGACAGCACAAATAGAGCCCTATCCTTGCTGAATGATCTATTCCCAGGCTCAACCTATCATTTTATCAATGAATGGGAAAAAACACTTGATCTCCCCGATAGCTGCATGGGGGATGATGGAACACCCGAGCAGCGGCGGAACGCGATCATTGCAAAGCTCACCGATGAGGGCGGTTCGTCGGTTCGTTACTATATCACCCTCGCTCAAAATCTAGGTGTTCCCATTACGATTGAAGAGTTCGCCCCTGCACGGGCGGGCGTTATGCGAGCAGGTCAACGCTGTTACGGCCGTCATTGGGCGTTTGCATGGCGTGTACAAATCCCACGCCTTGTGGTGTCGCGTTTTCGCTCTGGCCGCAACACCGCAGGTAACCGGCTGAGAACATGGCAGCGTGGGTACATTGAATGTGTCATCCGCAAACATTCCCCTGCCCATACAGCGCTTTTCTTTCGCTATTATACAACAGAAGAGAGATGAAACATGGCATATCAAATTGACGATATTACAGCCGTCCAAACGCCAGACCCGCTGCCAGAAAATGCTGTCAGTCAACCCGGCTATTTCACAGACGGCGACCCAAGCGACAAAGGGTTAGGAGCAACCTTTGTCCCCGCCTGGTGGCTTAATATGGTGCAAGGTGAATTGGTTGCAATCTGTCAGAAAGCTAACATCCAGCCAGATAAGACCAATAATACACAAGTTGTTACTGCTATTCTCACATTAATTCAGCAACAAGGTTCAAATTTACTGTCCTCCCTTGAAACAGCTCTTAACTCCGAAATCCAACGCGCTCAGAACGCTGAGACAGGGCTTTCTAACGCCAAGGTGAACCGCTCAGGCGACACGATGAGTGGCGATCTAACGATTGATGGCAGTCTTCACCTTAACGGCAGCCTCAACGCAACAGGGGCAGCAAGCTTCCAAGGCTCTGTGCTTTCGCAAGGCACTTTTCAGCAAGGTGATCTGGCGTTAACCCAGCCTATTGGAGCGACGTTGGAGGGTAGCCAGTTCTACGTTCAGCTCGTCAATGATGCCAAGGAAGGCACAACCTATGGTCGCCTCGTGCTTCGTGATGGTGGCGGGAATTACTATGTCGGGCTACAGATCGACAATCACGGCAACGTCACAGACGGACAAGGACGCTCCTTCCTGTCCAAGCCAGAGGCACAAGCGGCTTACCTGCCGCTGAGCGGTGGAAACCTGACAGGGGCACTCTATTCCGCCAATATTTTCCAACAGGGCGATCTGGCGTTAACCCAGCCTATTGGAGCGACGTTGGAGGGTAGCCAGTTCTACGTTCAGCTCGTCAATGATGCCAAGGAAGGCACAACCTATGGTCGCCTCGTACTTCGTGATGGCGGCGGGAATTTTCATATTCCGATCCAAGTTGACACGCATGATAACACCACTCTCAGCGGCACGCTAAACGCGACAGGAGCGGCGAGCTTCCAAAGCTCTGTGCTCTCGCAAGGCACCTTTCAACAAGGTGATCTGCAAATGACCTTCCCCATCGGGGCGGGCTTTTGGAACATGCAGTTCTTCCTCCAGCTTGCCAACAATGCCAAAACGGGCACCACCACCGGGCGTCTTGTTTTAAAAGACAATGGCGGGAACTACTTCGTCGCGCTTCAAATCGACAATCATGGGCATGTTACGGACGCGCAAGGGCGCGACTTCCTCACCAAACCTGAAGCGCAGGCCGCTTATTTGCCGCTTTCAGGCGGGAACCTCACGGGGGGCATCACCATGACGGAGGCCAATAACTGGGGCTTTGGACGTGGTGGCGGCCTGTCGTCGCTGGCGATGGGCGATGGTCCCGAACGTTTCTATCAGCAAGTCTATCGTCCCAAGGGCGGCTTAACTCAAGGCGTTCTCGGCGTTGCGGATGAAACAGGCGACCGGCAATGGAAGCTGCAAGCTAATGGCGCGATTGTGACACCCTCTGGCAATACCCTACCTGAAGTGCGCGGGGTTCCGGGGCGCGTTGTCACACAATATTTCCGTATCACGAACCTTGCCAATGTGAACTACATTCCGTTTCCTGTGGCGTTTGCAGCATCTGACCCGGTGAATGAAATATTCATCACCTACGGATACGGCTATAACAGTAACGGCGGAAGCACTGAGCAGTCCGTTATGTATATCTACAAACAAAAAACAACCAATAACGGCTTCTGGATTGATCGGAGCGAAAGTGGCTTTCAAGACGCCGCTTTTGACGTGGCGGTCACTGGGCCTATGGGAGCATCGTCATGACAGACAACATAGAAAACAGCCAGCATGAACAGGATCAGACGCAGGCTCAAAATGCTGTGTTTGGGTATTATGGCTACGTTAATCCCACAACGAAGATTGT